TTATATGCTGATTATTCAATCACAGATTCAGAATTTACTCAACCTGGTAATGCAGGAGCTTTAAAATTACCATCTTATGGATTGGCTGATTTAGGAGCAACTTACAGATTTGAGTTATTCGGTTCTGATGCATCGTTTAGAGTTAACGTAAATAACTTATTTGATACTTACTACATTGCAGAGTCTAACACTAACATCCACGCGGATGCTAGTTCACAGACATGGAATGGTGTAGATACGAGAAACTCAGTATGGTTCGGATTCGGACGTACTTTCAACACATCTCTAAAAGTAAGATTCTAAAACTTATAAAATAAGGGGGATTAATTTCCCCCTTTTTTATTATCAAAAAATTATAACTCCTTATATGAGCAAATTAATAAACCTCTTCGGTGGACCAGGTATTGGAAAATCTTCAATAGCAAATGGAATCACCTATAAATTAAAAAAGAAACATATAAGTTGTAACAATCCCTATGAATTTCCAAAAAGATTAGCATGGGATCACAACATACCAGCAATATCAGACCAACTCTATGTATTTGCAAATCAACATAGAGGAATAGCAGAATGTTATGGTAAAGTAGATTATATAGTAATAGATTCACCTATTTTATTTTCTACTATTTATCATAGATACTATACAGAAGGATATCCTGCTGAATTTTATGGAGAACCTTTCCATAATTTAGTTATTGATTTACATAGAAAATATGATTGTATCAATATCTTATTAGAACGAGGTGAAACAGTACACAATGATGATGAGAGATTTCAAGATTATGAAAAATCATTAGAGATAGATAAATTGTGTAAAAAAGTATTAGAAGAAAATAATGTTCCTTACCATACAATTAAGGTAGGACAGAAATCAGTAAAAAAAATTATGAAATTATTAGGAAAATCCAAATAAATTTCGTATATTTGTATAACAAATAAAACTATAAAGTTATGACATTACAAGAAATATGTAAAAAATTCAGAATATCAGATTCATATCTGAATTCAAAAGATGATGGATTATTAATCGCAGCATCCTCAATACAAGATATTATATCAGAATTAAATTCCAATAAAGGAAGAGGTATTGATGAAAATCAAAAACAATCTTTTATTACAAAGTTAGAAAAAACTATTGACTTCCTTAAAGAAGTTAAAAACTCTGGTGTATAAATGGGGTTCTTTGAAGATAACACAAAAAAAGAAGTAAATAATAGTCTTTGGGTTGAAAAATACAGACCATCTAAGTTAGATGAATATGTAGGTAATGAACACCTTAAGACTAAAGTTGCAGATTACTTACAAAGTGGTGATGTTCCTCATCTACTTTTCTTTGGAAAGGCTGGTACTGGTAAAACTACATTAGCTAAATTGATTGTAAACTCAATTGATTGTGATTATATAGTTATCAATGCATCTGATGAGAATAATGTAGATACAGTTCGTAATAAAGTAAAAGGTTTTGCTTCAACAATTGGATTCAAAAATTCAAAGATTGTTATATTAGATGAGTTTGATTATATGACTCCTAATGCACAGGCAATCCTTAGAAATCTAATGGAAACATTCTCAAAACATTGTAGGTTTATCTTAACTTGTAATTATGTTGAAAAAGTAATAGACCCAATTCAATCAAGATGTCAAACATTTCAGATTGTTCCTCCAACTAAAAAAGATGTTGCAATCCAAGTATCTCAAATTCTTGGTAAGGAAGATGTTAGATTTGAACCAAAAGATATAGTACCTATAATAGATTCATCATATCCAGATATTAGAAAAATTATCAACACTTGTCAATTAAATTCCTCTAAGGGAGTATTGAAAGTAGATGTTACTAATATAATGAATTCTGATATTAAAATAAAGATAGTTGATTTATTAAAAGGTAAAGATGATAAGAGAAACAAATATATGAAGATTAGACAGGCAGTAGCCGATTCTCGTATTCAAGATTTCTCAGAACTATATGGATATCTTTATGAGAAGATTGATGAATATGCTGGTGATAATACTTCAAATGTTATTCTAACTCTTTCAGAAGGACAATATAAAGATAGTATGGTTATCGATAAGGAGATTACATTTATGGCAACTATAATTCAAATTGTAGGTATTATTTAAAATATGGCTAAATCACTATTCGACCACATAAAGGCAATTACCTCCGTTCAATCTCCAACATATTGGGATACATTAGAAGATGATGATAAGAAGACTTGGAGTAATTATATGGTACATAGATTCCTTTCTATGAATCCTGATTGGATAGAAGTACTTTCAGAAATACAACCATATACACAAACCCTAGAACCAAGATCATTATATTTATTATTAATAGGATTATTACCTAAAGGAAGATATTATTTAAAATATGTAAAGGGTAAAAAAGTTAATAAGTATGAAAGTTTTTTAATTGATTTGATTAAACAAGATTATCAATGTTCCTCATTACATGCTGAAGAATATACTGAAATATTATACGCTACTAAGGAAGGTAGGGAAAATATAAAGTATATTTGTGAAAAGTATGGAATTGAGAAAAAACAAATAACAAAATTGAAATTAAAATTATGACTGATACCTTTTGTATCTTACCATATATTCACTTATATACAGAACCTAAAGGTGAAATGAAACCTTGTTGTATAGCAGATGGTTTTGATGAGCCTTTAAATCTGAGAACTATGTCTATTGAGAATGCTTTTAATTCTCCTCAAATGAAACAACTTCGTAAAGATATGGAAGAGGGTAAAAGAAATAAGGCATGTGATGTATGTTATAAAAGAGAAGATGCAACAGGTCATAGTCCAAGAGTAGATGTATTCAACACGAATGATATGTGGACTAAACCTGAATTAGGTGAAGATTACTCAGCTCCATCAGATTTTCAACACATCGATATTAGATTTTCCAATTTATGTAACTTTAAATGTAGAATGTGTAATCATGATTTCTCATCCAATTGGTATGAGGATATGCAAAAAATTAGACCTGATAATGTAAGAGAAAAAAAAGTTATAAAGGCAACTGATACTATTGTTGAAGATTTAATTCCACATTTATCAAAAATCAAAAGCTTTTATTTTGCAGGAGGAGAACCACTAATCATGCCAGAACACTATAAGGTATTGAACTATCTTCATAAAAACTTTCCTAAAGTAAAATTCTATACACATGAATCACCAGAACCATTTATGGAAAAGGTTGATATATCTATTCATTATAACACTAACCTATCTATATTAAGATTTGAAAAAACAAATCTAATACCTATTTGGAAAGATTTTAAACAAATATTTTTATCTATATCTTGTGATGGTATTGGTAAAGTAGGAGAATACCAAAGAACAGGATTTAATACAGAAATATTTGAAAAGAATCTAAAAGAAATCAAAAAACATTTTAGACCAGTTAATATACAAACTTCAGAAGGACATGGATTAAAGTATAATTTTCAATATACTACAACAAATATGAATGCTTATCATATATTTGACTTTATAGAGTATATGTTAGAAAATGAACATATAACAGAATCAGGCCAAATAGATTTTTATTATGCATGGAGTCCAAATGAATTTGCTTTAAGTAAGATTCTACCTTCTGAAAAGAAAAAACTAAAAAAATTCCTAAATACAAATAAAACAAAGTATTCTAAGAAAACAATAACAGAAATAGATTCTATGATAAATTTTATGATGGATAGTGATATAAATCAAGATTCAGATAAAAGAGGTAATTTTTATGAAACTGAACTATACATAAGACAATTAGATAAAATTCATGGTGGAAAATTTGAAGAAATTTCTCCAATAAAGCTTGTATAATTCAATTTTTTTTCGTATATTTACATAGTAAATAAGACATAAAAGTATGGCAAGAGTAAGTTATTCACAATATGGTATGTATAGTTCATGCCAACAACAATACAAATTAAATTATATAGATAAATTAGGTATTTCTAATACCAATATCCATCTTATATTCGGTTCTGCAATGCACGAAACAATCCAACACTTTTTGGATGTTATGTATAATGTATCTAAAAAACAAGCCCTAACTATAAACTTAGATACATTATTATTTGATAAACTTGTAGAACAATTCAATAAAGAAAAAGAAAAAACAGGAGATGATGACCCTTGTACTCAAGCAGAACTTGGTGAGTTCTATGATGATGGAAAAAAGATATTAAAATATTTCACAAGTAAATTAGATAAACTTTACACTAAGAGTGGATTTGAACTAATTGCAATAGAACAGAGATTGAACGCTGAGATTAAACCTGGTGTTCACTTTATTGGTTTTATTGATGTTTTACTAAAAGATAAAGTAAATGGAG